CTGCGTACGAATCCATCTTTACATTTGTTAACACAACGATTTGTTTTAGGATTTAATTCTTTATCTACAGGGCATTCTTTATTCATAATAGGTAATATAATATACAGTCATATAATTTATAGAAGAAATATTCTGAAACTCGTTATAATGTTATGGATTGTTTCAAGGATGTTCTTCTTTTCTAAATTGTAATCACGAATATGAAACAAACATTCTTCATATGACATCCATTTTACTTGACTTACTTCACAATCTTGATGTTGTGTGACAATCTCACTATCTACATTTTTCATATATGCCAAATAATATTTGTGTTTATAAGACTTGTAATTGGAACCAGTGAAGATTTCTTCAAAGGGGCAAATATTATTCACATTATGGAGTAAATTAGAAGCGTATCCAGTTTCTTCTTCAAACTCACGTAAGGCACAAGCATAATCTTTTTCTTGGAAATTACGACGGCCTTTGGGAAATCCCCATTCTGGCTCAACCCATTTTGAATTAGATTTCTCAATAATGGTAACAATGGATACAATATCATTACCAACAAAAAATCCGGCTTTCAAATGATTGAACTTATCTCTTGATGTGGATTCTTCACTCCTATACTTAGAGATGTTATTTTCGCCCCATAAATCATTCCATAATGTATCAAAATCATGAACTAATAATTTACGCTTTTCTCCCAATGTCATCTGGTCTACCATATCAATGATATATTGCACGTCACTGGTATTGTATTTACCTCGGAGGAAATCAATATATCCAAGTGTGTCTTTACGACAAATCATAAGATATTCGATATTGTTGTTATTATTTCGGAAGGCGATGATGCCATTACTGGTAATCGGTATTTTGCATTGATGAAATACGTGACCTGATTTACCACAGTTATTACAATAATTATCTGTCATATTTTTATTAATTAAGATACAATATAGCATGAGACAAGCTTTATGTGGATTTGTGTAAAAGTCGTAATTCAAAGAGATTTCATGTCTTAGGATATTCTATAATGGATATCAAAGAATTTCGAGCAGATGTATGGGGACCACGATATTGGTTTGTATTACATACGATTGCATTCAATTATCCCAATAAACCGAATGCCACATTAAAACGAAAGTATTATGATTTTATTATGAATTTACCGATTTTGATACCTGACCCGGATATAGGAGAGAACTTTAGTAGATTAATGGATAAATATCCAGTGACCCCGTACATGGATCATAAAAGCGATTTCCAAAAATGGGTCAATTTCATACATAATCAAGTAAATAAGCAATTAGGAAAACCGCAAATATCGTTGCAACAGGCGTATAATGATTATGCATATCACTATAAACCAAATTATGTGAAAATAACAGATACATTCCGCATAAAACGACATCATCTCTTTATGGTGGTGATAGCAGGGATGATTGGATTGTTATACATGAAAGGTCTTTAAATTTTGGATTGCGTTGAAAAATATTGCGCTAATATATATGCGAATTGAATTAGTATTTTTAATAATAACAGGATTAGTAGTAGGAAATATATATACCGATGGTAAATACTATAAGATGTTGTCATCATGGAAGAAATATTATCAAATGGCCGGTGTAGTATTTGCTTCTTATGTATTATACTGGGTCGTTAAAAAGAATCCAACCCATACAAGGGAGATTGTCAAGGCATCAAACGAGTATTTGAAATATATGCCAGTAGATAAGAACACGACAAGGATGATATCTCCATTTCTAGATTTCGGTAGTAAAAGTGTTGTGCCAGATAATGCTTATAACGAACAACAAGGGATAGATAGACTCATGCAATCGGGTAAAAAAGGTACAAAACGTTCCGTCAGTGAGACCAAAAAGAAATTTGTTGCATCCAATCAACATTGGAAATGTGGAGATTGTCAAAAACAGTTAAACGCGTGGTTTGAAGTCGATCATAAAATTCGTTTGGAACATGGTGGATCTAATCACGTAGACAACCTTGTCGCACTATGTCGTGATTGTCATGGCAAAAAGACTACTATGGAAAATTTAGGATGAAAATATATCCATATATTTAAATGAATAAAACGATTAGTAACATTAAAGATTATTTCACCACAGTTATGAATACATTTCAAACAGACAATAGATTTTATAAAAGTATGGTTGGAAATTTCATTATGGTAGCATTTCTGATTGGTATTACCATTGTAATGTATTTTAGTTCTAGTAATATAAATTTTATCACAGTGAATTATTCTACAATTGTGTTTGGGTCTATTGTTTTCGCATCATTGTTCGTAGTATATGCGATGTCATCCAATATACTTCGCAAATTAGGAACCACTATGAATATGCGGATTTTTGCGGGTTTAGCAATACTATGGACGTTACTTTTGTATCAAACTTATTTTTCCATGTCTTATGCTACTTCCAAAATGTTTACATACATATATTTTGTCTTAGTAATATTCGCAGTATTGGTATTCCTTGCTATATTGGCTTCAGTATTTGGTAATTATTTACGTTCTTTAGATGGTCTTCACGGATTCATTGCATATTTGATTTTTTATATTCCTTGTATGATTTCCGATTTCATGGGACTCATCATGAAAGAATTAAGTATGACCGGTTATGATGTATATGCATTGTATGCCATTGAGATCGTATTAGTATTTTTATTGTTTTATATGAAACCAATGATGAAGTCTATTATTTCTACAGGGGGGAAAGAAATACTTAATCAACCAGTGTTTTTAGAAAAGGAATTGAGTTTGTCTTCCTATGAAGAATTAAAAAGTTTCGATGCTAACTTGCAAAGTCATAGTATTAGCATGTGGGTATACATTAATAGTGGCGCAAATACAAACTCCATTTATAGAACAGGTGCAAGAGTGATGACATATGGAGATATGGAAATAAAATATAAAAACAAAGGGAATGAAATAGATGTTATTGATACAATTGATAATTATAGTAAACATCCTGAAGGTTCTCCAGACCAACAACAACAAACACAAGAAATGAAGTCACTTTATAAGCAACCAGAGAGTAATAGCTATTTAGAATTCTATTTTAGACCAAATGCTGATCCAAATACTGATTCAAGTAATGCAAAAATTACGACAACAAATATACCTATCCATACTCAACGCTGGAATAACATCACAATTAATCGTACCGGAACAAACACCGATATTTTTATCAATGGTGTTTTAGTAAAAACATTGCAACCTACTCCAAATTATTATAATTCATCTGACCGTATGGTAATTGGGAAAGCTGGATTCCGTGGTGCCATATGTAATATCACTTACCATAAAGAACCACGAACAAAACCTCAAATTACCTATAACTATAATCTTTACAAACCGATGAATCCTCCGGTGCTATAAAATCGCAATAAAAGAGTAGGGAGAAGATGGCAATATACATCAAAATAACTGAAACAATGAAACTTTCAATTATTTTATTATGAGGAGGTAAAAGATAATCTAATTCCGAGTCTCCGTTTGAATATTCTTCAGTATTTTGAGATTCTTTAATCTCGCACTCGGGTTGGGTGAAATGATGAATACACATATAAATCATCTTATCATATATTTTTTATATCAAATAAATATATAATGAACTATACATTCATCATTTTAGGCATAATTGTAGCAGTATTAATTTACGTACTGTATTTATACTTCTCCGATGATTCCACCAAATTATTCGAATATCAAGACTTACAGAAGAGTGCAGTAGACGTAAAAGAAAAAGATATTGGTACAAAAGAAAGTTATGCATATGGTTTCTGGATTTATGTAAATAATTACTCTGGCGAAAAAACACTTTTACAAAGAGGAGCTGATGGAAGTCCTTCTCTCAAAGTATATTTACCGGGTTCTACACCAACTTTAATGGTTAATATCCCAACTAGCGATCCTCCTACTTCTTCTCCTCCTTCTCCTGGTACTCCTAATGAAGAGATTGCTGTAACTAATAACTTCCCAATCCAAAAATGGGTTCATGTTGTGGTAAGTAAAGAAGGAAAAATTGTAGATGTTTATATTGATGGAAAATTAGTAAAATCGCATATGCTAGCAAATTCAGGTAACAGTCCTTCTGGTGATTTAAAATCAAGTGACTTCCCAGCATTTATGGCAAGATTAAAAATATGGAAACATGCATTAAACCCTCAAACCGTTTATGATGAATACATGAAAGGTAACGGACAAAGTGGTATGATTACTGGTTATGGTGTAGATGTTTCTGTATTAAGAGATAATATCGAACAAACCAAATTTTCCTTGTTGTAAGTAGTAGGTATATATAGATGCAGATGTTGCAATTGATATGATATGATATATTTATTGTCGTAATATATTATATAATGTCGCAAGAACAAAGTGTAATTTCAAATATAAATGAATCTATCCAGAAGGGTTATGAAAATGTCAAATCCACCTATGAATCCGCAAAAGAGGGCGTATCTAATACCATTAATTCCGTTACTAATAATAAAGGTTCTCCATCGTTCATGAACTCAAATACTTTAGTTGCAAAATTCTCATTCATAATTTTGATAGTTATTGTATTTATCATTCTGTTCCGTATTGGTTTAGCATTGATTTTATACTTCACTCGCCCAAGCACATCCCCATACATCGTAAAAGGTTTATTGAACGGTGGAGAAAAACACATTATATCCCAAGACCCAAATATAGATGGCTCTGTAACTGTATTAAGATCTAATAATGAATCAAAAGGTGCTGAATTTTCATGGTCGGTATGGTTATATATAGATTCTGTTCCAGACGATGACGATAAATACAAACATATTTTCAACAAGGGTAGCAACGATTATGATGTAACCACAGGCACAGGTATTGCAAAGACCAACAATGCACCAGGATTATATTTGGGTGGGCGTGGACCAAATAAGAATGCATTAAAAATCAAAATGGACTCAGTCAAGGGTGGTGATGTAGCTACAGAAATAGAAATTGACAATATCCCATTAAAGAAATGGATACATGTAGTAATTCGTCTTCAAAATAACATTTTAGATGTCTATGTCAATGGAACTATAGCAGATAGATTGATTTTACATCATACCCCAAAACAAAATTATGATGACGTTTATGTAAATCAAGGAAATAGTAGTTATGGACAAATGTCCGATTTAAGATATTTTTCACGAGCATTGAATGTATTTGAAATTAACAGTATTTTAAATAATGGTCCAGACCTGACCTCTAGTTCTTTATCTGCCGTATCAGGCGCAGGTTTCTATGGATATTTATCAAATATGTGGTATACTTCCAAAGTGTAAATTAGAAAGCACTTATAATGTATGTCATAATATATGTCATAATATATGTCATAATATAGTATATTATGTCTTGTACCGACCCAGCATTAGAATCATTTTATAAACAAAGAAGTAAGAAACAGCTGATGTTAATACCGAAGAATAGATTCCAATTGCAAACTCCTTATGGAGGGAAATTTACGAAACGGGATTTTGATAGAAGACGAAAAGCAGAAGTATTGAAATATAAAAAGAGTAATTTTCAAACAAATCAAAATACCACCGCAAACAACTTCACACAAATAATTCGGGGAAAGCAACTGCAAAGTACAGGTTTATCAAATACTGTATACTATAACCTACATACCGATTCATATTTTACATATTACTATAGACAGCCAGAACAGATTATCATTTGTACCGAAGAATACGAAGTTGCTGACGATGGAGTAACACGTTTAATGGATGTCCCGCTTTATAACTATAATATATATCGTAACTATTCGATATTGGAAGATATTGTTGATTTTGAATTATACACCCAGAGTTCTAGAGAATTAATTGCATTGAATGGAGTACCCACTGAAGTTGCCAATATCTATACCATCAATTGCCCTGATGAGAATACAAAAATATCTGACATAACAATTCCTGTAAATTTTTATATACACGCATCTGTCAAGGACGGCGAAAACGCTTCTACATTTGATTCAGCAATATCAATTCGCATTGGAAATGCAACACTACAAATGAAATTCAATGATAATCTGATACAAGAACTAGATTTCAATGCACCAATCACTGAGGATATTTCATTGAATGTGACAAATGCGCATGAGTTTCATGGGGAATTATACGTCGGGAATATTGCGTTGAATTCGTCCGATTTATCTGTTGATAGTACAAGTGATTATGTATATGACTTATTCTTACAACCATCTATTACGATATCAGATTCTCGTTTAAGTAGTTATGATGTTTCCTATGGATTTCGCCTTACACCATCATCCGATGCTCTCGAAGTATCCAATGGTTGCGATTTCGAACAAGAATCAATTACTTCAATTGTACCTATGGCGGTAGTTGCCAAAAGTAATTCTGGGACTGACATCAAAACAAACGTGACATATATTGACGACGTAACCACTAAAGAAATTTTATATCCATCTATCCAAGGTCCATCGTCACCGAGTTCTACAGATATATATAAAGATCTAACACAGCACATTTGGCTGGATGTTATCACCTATAATAATCAACGCAAGATAATGTTAAGAAATGTAAACTATAGGAACAACACCTATTATGTAGAAGATGGTAGTTATAATCCATTAGTTAAGTATCAAGTAACAGATGGTGACTATTATATTGTCAATATATCACAAGAACATCCAATTGCATTACTAAACGCAACGAGAATCATTGATAATAATGGCGTAATAACACATAAAATATCTTATCAAGGAAATAATTTAGTACCATATCAATACAAGAATCCTCCGCAAGGATACTATAATGAGACATACCAGATATCAGATGTAGTAGTAGATGAGAGTGGTGAGACTGATAATGGAACCTATAATTTCTTTTGGAAGTCCATCCGAATAAATGTAGCGGAAGATTTTGGAAATGCGGTTAGTTTTTATTGTTCTAATCATGGATACATGGGAGGAGAGAATCTGTTACACTATAGAAGTGCGCCGTAGTACATAACTATATTTATTGATAATTATGTAATTAGTGGGGTGTTGAATGAGTTGGGATACAAGATTTATAGTTGATGACGTGCAACTTGATGTTCTGGTTTTTGTGGTAATAAGTTTGGAGTCATTGTAGGGTTTAAGCACATTTTTTGAGTAGGGAAGACTTGTTGGGACATACATTGTTGTCCTTGAGATAATTCAATACAATTACGACGACCTTGGAATTCTCCAATATAACAGAATCCAGATCTCTTAGAAGAAGATTTGCTGTGAATAGGATTTGTAGTGCTGGAAGGAGGAACATCTTTGATGTTTGCATCAAAATTGGAATTAAATGATTTTTTCATATCTTGTGTTAATCCACCTACACTGGCTTTTTGTAAAAGTCCGCCGACAGATTGGACCGTGCCTTCAGCGACGTCAATTGTAAGTTTAGCAGTATCTGATGCCAGACCAGCGGTTTTATTGAGAATAGTTCCACTTGCATATCCAAACAAGGAAAGGATTTGACGAATGAATGGCATGAAGATGTCAGATAATAGTTGGATAAAACTTCCAATAATTAAAAATAAATTGACATCTAAAATAGCAAGTATTACAAGAATGGAAAGAATAGCAATAATGATATTTCTATTGTCAGCAAATACGTTTTCAAACATTATATATAATATTAATAAAATAAAATAAAAACAGCGTTTGAATAATAATTATATTATATTTATAGTTAATAATGGGAGCAGTTAGTACTATTTTTAGCTTTTTAAATACGTTTTTTGTAATAAGTCTATTATTGTCTGTAGTAGTTGTGGTATTAATGCTATATCAATTTAGACAAAGAATCAATCAATTAGAAGAGAAAACTCAAACCATGTTGGAAATCGTCAACAGTATTGTAGAAAAATTAAATATACGAGAAATTGAAATTTCAGGTGGCACTGGAGGCTATGTTCCAGTAGAAATGCCTGAGGATACACCAGAGATGGAGAGATTAATGAATCAAGATATTTCTATTGAAGAATATGTGGAGAGTGATAACAATAGTCATGATGATGAAGGAGAGAGTGAAGGAGAGAGTGAAGGAGAGAGTGACGAAGAGAGTGAAGAAGAAAGTGACAATGAAGAAGATGTGGAAAGCGAACCAGAGAGTGAAGACGATGAAAGTGATGGCGAAGAAGAACAAGAACGTGAGGGGGAGAGTGGCGATGAAGAAGATGATACCGAAGAACAAGAAGAACAAGAAGAAGTATCTGAATCAAAAGGAACAACCATGTATATCGACATACCAGATGAAGTAGATATTCCAGCTGACACAAATACAAGTGATGAAATGGATAATACATCAGTTATGACTAGTGCTACAGATGAATTGTCTAAAATGACAGTACCACAATTAAAAGATGTGGTAAGAGAAAGAGGTTTACAATCATCCAATATTTCCAAAATGCGAAAGGGAGAATTAATTGAATTGTTAGAAGGAGAAAACTAATTTGTTTCTATAGTATATAATGTATTCGAATTATAACACTATATACTCACAGAATTTAGAGCAATTGAAACCTCAAAAATCATCCAACTCCGAGTTTTTAAAAGCAAATAATATTCAATCTAATTGGCAATACAGACAATATCTAACAAATAGTACAAAGATAATTAAACCACAACATTCATTTGAAACACCACATAAATTATATGAAAAAATTGATGAGGATAATCGTCATAATAAGAGTGATTTAAAGGTATTTTATCATGAGCGATTACAAAATCAAATGTATAAAATTGCGCCTGTTATTACTGAATACAAATAGACCATTGTTCTACATCATCCTCTACATCATCCTCTACATCATCCTCTACATCAATATCTCACAGTGTGATGAAATTATCCTGGATAAGTGATTTGTGTAAGTCTTGTTTTTCTTGGGTAATGATACTATTGGTTTTATTGACTTCTTTCACCATCTTACGAATACTTTTTCCAGAAGTTTTCAAGTAAAATTTGTATATATTGTCATGGCCGTAACACACATATCGCTGTAAATTCTTGAAATTTTTATATTTTCCACTTTGCATGGTGATGTAGTCCGGTGTTATATCGGTGATTGTTCCATAATTGGATAAATTGACTTTTGAACTACCTTTATCCCATTGGGTACATAAGAAGGCTTTCTTTCCTATGCACCATTCATAATTCTTTTGAGATTGGTACGTCCAAATACGTTCTGTAGATAATGATTCTATATCTGCACTATTCATAATATATTTTGTTGAATACTGATTTAATATTTAATTGCTTTTCAATTTTATATTAATTCATGAAAATAATCAGTTTTGATGTAGGTATTAAGAATATGGCGTATTGTATTTTTGAAGTATCTGGTAACACCTTTGAAGTATCCAAATGGGGAATTATGGATTTAATAGATAGTAACAAACAAGAGAAACAAATATGTGGTTGTTTACAAACGAATGGAACGAGATGTAAGAATCAAGCACGTTTTGTGAGAAATGCCGAATACTTTTGTAAGAAGCATGCCGAAAAATCAGGATACCCAATGTATCATAAAGACTATAAAAAGTCGGCATTAAATAAGAAATCGGTTATTGAATTACAACAAGACTGTCAAAGACTATTTATTCAATCCGATAAAACCACGAAATCGTCTTATGTGAAAGCTTTGTCAGAACAATATGAGAAGAACTGTCTTCATCCATACAAGGTTCTCAAAGTAAAATGTGATGATTTTGATTTGATAAAATTAGGACAACAGATTAAAGTACAAGGACAAGACATGTTTCCTCAAGAATTGTCATTGGTGTTAATCGAGAACCAAATATCTCCTATTGCCAATCGTATGAAAACAATTCAAGGAATGTTAGCCCAATTTTTTATTATGGATTATGAGAACATTGATATTAAATTCATTAGTTCCCAGAATAAACTGAAGTACTTTTACAAACGTATTACAACAAATGCTACAAACACTAACAACACTGGAAACACTGCAAACACCGGAAACCGATACAAGGATAATAAAAAAAATGGTATCATGTATTGCAAAGAATTATTAGAGCATTACAAACAACGCAAATGGATGACTGTATTAGATACGACAAAAAAAGATGATTTAGCAGATGCATTTTTACAAGGAGTATGGTATATTGAAAATAATATATTTAGTGCGTAAAAATATAAACATAATTATTCTTATAATATCATAATGGAACCGATAAACATATCATTTGATAATATTGAACCAGTGGATCTAGATATGGGTGGAATGAGTGGCATGGGTGGAGGTGATTCTTTAGGTGTAGGAATTGAGTTATTAATGAATGATAAAAAGAAATCTTCTAATGCAAATATTGATATTGGTGATTTAAATAAACTCGAAGATGAATTGAATGACTTAACAGCAACAGAAATACCAGCACCAATATCTATTGGAGAAAGTGAGAAATTAGACAGTTTCAATGCCGAACCATTAGCTCCTCCAAGCATGAATAAAGAACCATCATTTGGATTGGATGAAGTGAAATTAGATTTAGAAAATGATTCTAAATTGGGTTCAGCTACCGCTAATTTCGTAGGTCAAGGTTCTAATGATTTTATGAAACCTCCTACAACATTCCCAAAAACCACGATGAGCGAAAGAGAAATTCGCCGCAAGAAACGTATGATGTTGAAAAAGATGGATGAATGGCGTGACAAGGGATTAATTAAAGGGTATTCCAATTATAATATGGATAGTCCATTTGATGAAATTGAGGATGAATATGAGACCGTTTTAGAAGACAAACGAAGAAAAGATAGTGTTAAATTACAAGGATGGTGGTTCATGACTGCAGTAAATTCCATTGAATATGCCAATTCAGCATTTAATCCGTTTGATATCAATTTGGATGGTTGGGGAGAGCAAGTAAATGAAGACATTGACAGTTATGAAGAGGTATTCGGTGAATTGTACGAAAAATACAAAGGTGGTAAATTAGCACCAGAATTATCATTGTTATTACGTCTTGGATTCAGTGCGGCTGTAGTGAATTTTACAAATAAAGCTTTATCAACTTCAGTACCTGGTTTCAATGATGTTATCCGTCAAAACCCAGATTTGATGAAGGCTTTTACTGATGCAACTGTAAATACAATGAGCGATCAATCTCCAGGATTTGCTTTTGCAAACAATTTAATGAGTGAAAACAAAGGGCGTCCAAGCGGACCACCTCCACCAGCACCACAAGCAACCAAATCAGAACGTTCTAGTCGTCCGGTAAACAGACCAGATATCTCTATGGCCCGTGAAGAAGGACTTGAAGCAGGAGGTTTTCAAAATTTGAACGAACAACAAAAATCAGCTCGTCCAGAAATGCGCGGTCCTCAAAACAGTGATATTGACAACATATTAGCAGGTTTGAAATCGAAGAGTGTAAATATACAACAAGAAAAGAAAGAGGATTCAGTGATAAGTGCAGGAAGTTTAGCTGATATGACGTCAGGAAAAATGCCTAAGAAAACACAAAAACGAAAGCAGAAATCTGATAAAAGCATTGTCGCATTAGATATTTAATTTATTGCATTACGTTATTTTTTACGTATATTATATAGATATGCGTAAAACAAGATTAACGAAGAAACAATCCAAGCGCTCCCGAAAATCAATTAAAAAGAGAGCAACAACCCGCAAAAAAGGGGGAAACTTTTACAAAAAATTTATTCTTAATAGAGATGAGGTATTTGAAATTTATCCAGGTCTGAAAAAAGTTGATATACATTTTACAGATAACGATGCTGAAAATATTACCATTAAAATTGTAAATATTCTTAAAAACAATATTATGGATAAGAAACAGGAATTCACCGAATTCATGAAAGAACAAGTCAATGCACTTTGTCATAAAGATTCATGTACTAACAATTGGGTCGAATGCGGTCGTGAATGTTATAAACGAAGTATATCAGAAGTTACAGAAGAAATCAATTCAACTTTATACATGTTGAATGTTTTAGGAAATAGTATGATAAATGGTAATTGTAAATTGATATTATCTGAAAACTATGAATTGCTGACAAATAATTGGGAAGACGATTACAAATACTTTCATCCGTACGAAAAGAATACAGAACCTCGTTTAATAATGGCTTTTGGTCCATCTGCATCTGGAAAAACATTTATGGTTGAGAATGCGATTAAAATGTTAAGACATAAACACATGATTGGAGAAGGATTTCCAGAAGTTTTCTTATCAATAGATGGAGGTATTCAAAGAGAAAGTAGTTACGCATATAGTGTGATTAGAGATGCTATAAAAAATAAAGAATCCGGATTTGAAAACTTAGTTTCTACTGGTATAATGAGTAAAAGTATATTCAGTTCTGATAAAGTTAAACAAAATATGAAAACATTTCTCAATAATAATAAGGGGTTTAACTTGTATATACCAGAAACATTGAGTTCGTGTATAAGAAAAATTAATTGTAGTGATAAATATCATTTTTATCAAAAATATACAAGTGATGATAATTTTGTGGCACTCAATATATGGCAGCATAAAAAGGAATCAGAATGCGATTTTAGAAACGAATATAAATGTAAAGGGACAAATACATCAGGAAAGTCTAGGGAACAAATCGAAGGTAAGAAGTATAGTGATAGTGCATACGATTTATCTAAACGGAATGGAGAATATGAAATAACAAAGACAAAAGGTATCTCTATGGATATACACAACTCAGGAGGTCCTGGTAATAAGTCAATTATAAAACTTTTTGGAGTTGATGACTTTAATGATTTTAAAGCAGATGTATTATTGAGAGATACTGGAATAAATGCAAAAATCATACATGAAAACCACGATAAAAATATTAATAATTACAAAGAGCCAGTATAGGTGACTAAGGACCAGCTATTTTATACATTTGAATCATTTCTTCCGTTCTGCTCTTGTAATCAGCAATCGGTTTGATATAGGTACCCTTATGTTTTTGCCATGAATCGTGCCATGTATGGATATCTTTTGCGGGAACATCCTTTAATTCAGGTATCCATTGTTTGATATATTCACAATCAGGGTCGAACTTCTTGCTTTGAATCCAAGGATTCATTGTTCTAAAATAAGGTTTCATGTCTACACCAGTACCACTTATACCTTGCCAATTACCATTATTAGAAGCTGGATCATAATCTGTTAGTTTTTGTGCGAAATAACGTTCTCCAAGACGCCAATTCAACATTAAGATTTTTATCAAAAATGTTGCAGTAACCATACGACATCTATTATGCATGTATCCTGTGGCATTCATTTGTCTCATACCGGCATCCACTACAGGAAATCCAGTATTACCATCACACCATTTTTTAAAGTCTGTACTGCTTGTTCTCCATTTGATGGACTTATATCTATACGGACCTCGGAGAACTTCAGGGAAACTATGGAGAACATGTGCGAAGAATTCTCTCCAGATTAACTCTCTAATAATACCATGATTGATTCCAAATTTCGCCTTGATTGAATGGTAGACTTCCCTTATAGAAATGCATCCAAACTTAATAAATGCAGACAAAAAAGATGTATTATAGGATAATTCGTCACGTTTCTCACTGTATTTACATTGCTCTTTAATTGCTTTTTTCAATTGCATTAGACCATTTTTACGTCCTCCATTTACCAATATATTCTTGTTCTCCATTGAAATTAAGGTTCTCCATGCATCATTTAAAAGATATTTATGTTTCAAGGTTCTTTTTGGTTTTTGTAAGATGTTTCTAGAGAATGTACTAGGTTTTAAAACAGATAGGTGGAGAACATGATTATAGAAAGGTGTATATTTCTGAAATGCAGACCCAGTAGTGGTTAATACTGTACCAGGTTGATACAAATAATAATCCTGATACATATTACAGGCAATATCTTTTGAATCGCAATATTTTTGAATGATATTATCACGTTCCTTTGAATATGGTGAATAATCTTGATTGAAAAATACAGCATCGATTGATAATTGAGAACATAACATATCAATGACTTTTATGTGCTCTTCCAAAAGAACGATCAGTTCTCCATCCATAGAAGATATCTTGGATTGAAGTTCTATCAAGGATTCAATCATAAATTGGATTGCATTTTCCGATTTATAAGGATTTTTAATCACTTGTTCGGGAGTGAAATAAAAGGTGGTATATAAGTTACGACATTGTTTCATCGCTTCATTTAATCCAATGTTATCATTGACTCGTAAATCTCTTCTAAATATGAATAATCCGTTATTATAGCTTT